CACCAATTCTATGAACTTCATCATAATGAACGTGATATATATCTGGAAATGAATCCATTCGAGTTCCAACCACTAAAGTTTGATGAAGTGCGAATAATACAAAGTGTTTCTTTGGAAATGTAACATTTTGAATATTTCCATGAGTACCATCTTCGACATCAATACCAAACTCAGAAAGTTTTTTGAACTCAGTTTTAATTGTATCAAATATATCTTCTTTCCATGTAATCATAAGACATGTATATAGGATACCTTGCCTTTTACATCTCTCAGCCGAAAGGACAATTAGCATAAGCATTGCAAGAGTTTTACCGGTTCCTGTTGGCCATTGAACAATCCCCTTATAGATATCATTATGAAGATCATCATTTGTGCATATAATTTCAAAGGTATTCCATAAATTAAGCTGAATACGACGAGGGAGTTTTCCAGGAAGGAATACTCGAAGGAATTTCTCGTAAAGTGTCTCCACTTTATTAGCTCGAAGTGCCTTCTTACGTAGAACTTCCTGTTCCTTAATCAGCATTTCCTCCTCATCATATGCATCCTCCTCATATGAACTAAGTGGTTGCTTTGACTTTGTATTCACATCCTTGACATCATCGGGAGAAATCTGTTCAACAGTGAACTTTTGAGGTGTAAGAAGGAAATCAATGACCTCCTGAGGGGTTACGTTGAACCATTCACTCGTTCCATCGCGTCTATCAGCAAAGTGTGCATGAAGAATACCCTCCATTTCATGTAATTGTTCACGTGTCTTAGTACCGATTTTCCAGAGAGCCTTATAAATTAGATGACTGTCTATTAGACTTGGTGGGACACCAGTTGCATATTGTCTGAGACGGTGAACTGGATGTATAGTTAGACCAAGTTTATAAAGTGAGCGTTTTTCAAACTCCGCGGATGATACGCAGTAAAGATAGAAATTCTCGGGTAGTATCTCTGACATTAAGGTAGTAATCTAAAGTACCTTAATGTTATCAATTTTTTACCCCTGCCACTAGCATGCATCCAAGCACATACACAAAGTATCTGCCAAGTCATCCTTCTTATGCTGCCCCTGCCACCACACGAGCCACTTGTGCTGCTCAGAGCCAAAAGGGAATTTTCCCAAATACAGCTTGGCTCTATCTTCTCCACCTGCCTTACGATCCTTGTATCCTGCATCACCCACTTCGGCTCCCTTTACCTTCTTGCCTGCGTGGACGAAATGGAAGGCCACTTGTTGGCCTTCAGGCCCTGAAGCCAGGAAGCGCTCCCTCAGAGAAGCAAAAATAAGCAGCTGTACTGTCTTCATCACTGGATTTTTTAGAACTGGTTGGTGCTCAATATAAACATCTTTTACAGCAGCCAGATGAACCCAGTCACGAGTAATCCAACCTCGAATAGCATCATGGAGATTTGTAGTATTATCGGCAAATGAAGCAGTGCTCTTCAGCTTTACTAGAGGCATTACTGCGATACTCTCAGCCCTAGCTAATAAAGCAGTCCTCTGACCCTTACAATCTAAACCCTTGGCCTTCAAGAATGCCTGGAGTTGCGAAATAGTCGGCGCTTTCTTAATGGGCTCGCCAGTGGCCTCATCAAAGATTTGCATCTCTTTTTTCAAATGCCGACCACAGACTAGACCTTCAGGAGCCCTAGCCTTTGGAGGCTTCGGACACAAATGACAAGTAGACTTAGGAGTATCATTGAGGTCTTGTAGATTTACTAGGGCCCAGTGTTTTATATGGGGCAGCTTAGTAACTACGTTTGCACCAGAAAGGTCCGCTTGTGTTGCTTCCGCTACTTGCGCATTAGCACAACAGTAGGCCAGATGCTTAATACCTATATCAAGGGCGAGCATCTTTCCTATGGATTAGATTAATTCTTTATACTCTAGCCACTGGATCCATATCCAGCAGCCCTGGGATTTGAAGGGCTATTACCTAGGCCTCTATATTTGCGTCCATGAGGCGTATTACGTCCACCTTCAAACTTGTCTGTCAGAAAAATACGTTTCATAGGAGCTTCAGTATTTTGTGCTGCAAAGGTTCCAAAAAGTGCTGGAACTTCTTCGCGCCTTTGAAGGCCAATTCCATCTTTCAAATCAGTAGTACTGAAAGTGCAATCAAATTCATCGCATCTCTGGAATTGTTTTGGAGGTAGGGGGTGGGTAGCTCCATAATAATAAGAACCAGCGTGCTGGGCTTGTCTATGTCTAGATACCTGAATAAATCCATCGGCGTGATGTTGAAGCCAGCTTCTAAAAGAATTGCCATATTGTGATGGGACCACATTATATTCACATTGGGATTTGTAGTCGGTGACTAGACGAGCATCTGCCATTATAGAATCATATCCAGGATAACGCATATCTTCAACTGGTATAGTTCTCTTATCAGGAACCATTACTCGCCTTTCAGCATTTTGCAAGATATCCGAATTGGCCTTTGGCCTGAAATCGGGATATGTTGGTTTTATAAATCGCTGAGTATCCATCTACCGTGGTAAATATAATTAAGAGCTTGGAGAATCAAGTGGAGATCCACCCGTCAGTGGAGATCCACCCGTCAGTGGAGATCCACCCGTCAGTGGAGATCCACCCTGAAGCTCAGGGCCATCCATGCTAGAAAGAAGAGTTCCCTGTAATCCAGAATCAGTGCTACTCTTAAGAAGGTCAATGATTGCCTTGCGACGAGTTCCAGCTGCCACTGTTAACCCTTTCTCCTTAGCAAGCTGTTGTAGTTCCTTTAAAGACAAGGATTCTAGATCCGGAGATAGCTTTGTTACATTAATAGCATTTGCGGCAGTTAGAGGAACACCTGCAAGCTCATCTATCTGAAGAGACTTTACAGGATGTTCCATAGGATGCTCCATAGCTTGCTTATAATCATCCTGAACATCCTCAACCTCTTCTTCCTTCAAGGGAAATGGGCCGGAAATGGCATTCAAGTATTCAGGTGTAGGTTCAAAGTCTTGCATACTTGATCCTCCATTAGAAGGAGGTCCAGAAACATAAGGAGCTGCATCCATCATTATTTTCAAGTCGGTAAGAACACCCTCAAAGAGACCCATCTTCCTCTCAGTCATTGATAGGCGATTATATAGATAGAATATTACGGCTCCAAATACAAGTGTAAGGACTATGCCGATCATTAGCGCATCGTTCATTCTACGTCTGAGCCCTAAGATTTAAGATGGATTCTTAGCGCACGGTGGTTTCGTTATGGCTTAACTAACATCCTGTGGCGTTTATACCACAACCCCCGATTCTACTAATAGTTCTCGCACACTACTCATTGTATTTATTCCCTGAGTAACCTGGTATTTGTATAAAATATGACCCGTAGCCTCATTTAATTCAGAATCAACACAAAGTCGCTGGACATTTGCAGGAGCATTTTCTGCATGAGAAAATAAGTGTGTGCTGACAATACTTGTTACCATTTCACTAGACCAAAGTTGTCTCAAGAATATCTGGCTAGCCGTAGCAGCATCTGGAGGATTTGTGGTGTGAAAGAGTTCATCAATTATCACCCACCCTCTCGTCTTATTTGCCCTTATGAGCTTTACAATATCACCAGCAACTGTAACTTCGCGTTCAAATAGTGAAGCCTGTCCTGGACGATCCTCAAGGCGTAAGCTACTAATAATCCATTCAACCGGTGTCATTATACATTGTTCCGCAAATGCAACACCCCATGTATGTGCTAGAACCAGATTAGTTAGGGCAGATCTAAGAAAGGTAGATTTCCCACCTCTGTTAGGACCAGTGCATATTGCATGATGCTGGCCTCGGCTCATAATTAGTGTGAATGGCACCCTCTTTTCTTCTTCTAAAAGCGGGTCAACTGCATTTACCATCTTACACATAGGCACAATCGATTCAGACCATTCTACTGGCACCAGTGTCTTACTTTGGCAGAAAGCGGCAGTCAGCTCAACTTGCCCTATTGCCCTGTAGATCTGTGGTAAAAGATTTGGATCTTGAACTAACCAGGCTAAGATCTGTCTCTCGTCGCCTAGGCTAGATGGATCAGGGAAAGACCAAGGTTTTTTCAGTCCCATAGACATCCATATCTCGGCAATATTACGAAGGCGGGTTACAGTATCAACAACTGCTTTTGATCCTTTAATCATAAGTTGATCAATCTTATAACAATGAACTGCATTCGTATAGGGCAAATACATTCCGTGAGCATATGAAACAAGCATACTACCCCATTGTAGTAGAGTGCTCAAAGTTATTTCTTGCCCAGCACGACCGAATATCATTGGGCTCATTTGTTGCCAATACATTTCCCAGGTAATGGGTAAGCCATAGACAAATTTAAGAGCAAAGAATGGTAGAATAATGCTCATGAAGGGCATTGTCCATGCAATCATTGGTGCTAGGAAGATTTTAGAAAGAGCAACATACATGAGGATAAACGGCAGGAAATTCAATGAATCCCATTCACCAGAGAAGAGAATCTGAGACCAGTCTTCTTTCTGAGATTCTGAAGCAGTTGCAGGATCAATTGAGCGTATGGTAACTTCATTCTCAAGAAGAGCAGGTAAATGCTGGAGCCATGAATCAGGACTATTGCTAGAGCTAGAGCTAGAGCTAGAGCTAGAGCTACCAGTTGAACCCGGGCTACTTTTCAAAATCTTCCATGCATCGGATCTAGCACGAAGTCTCTTCAAATTTGAAGACCATTTCTTTGCTTGTTCATTGAAAAGATCTTTAGAAGATTGGCTTTTTATGCCAATTGATTCTAGCACTGCCTCAATTCTACATTCTTGTAAGACGTGTTGAATTTCCATTATAGTATATGAAGTTCTTAATAGAATAGAATTTCCGCAACTGTTATAAGGCTATAAGCCTATAAGGCTTAAACTAAAAACAACATATCTAAGTATATTGACCATGAACGTTCCCACAATGGTCGCCGCCATTATTTCCTTGCGCCCTTCTCTCCCACCAGTCTCTGATGAACTGCGCAAACGTGTTCAATCCATCAGAGTAAGGAGCATACCAGATACCCCTGGTTCAAGGGTTAATAGTTTACAACAATCACAGCAAACTCAGGATAGAGGAAATTGGAGAAATAAACAAACTCCAGTGATATCTTCACAAAAGCTGCAGAATGGTGGTAACTGGAGAAATAGTTCAAATAGTTTGAATAATTCAGGGTCTTCTACACCCGTTTCACCAACTCCATTTCGTTTTTCTAATTCCGAACGTTCTCCAAAACCCAATCAGCCTTCTACACCTGATTCATCATCCACTCCTAAGCCAGTTAGCCCGTGGACAGGAGGCACAAGATATGTGAGTAAATTTCATAATGGATCTAAGGCTGGTGACGATAAAATCTTGAAAACTATTATTTTGAATAAGTTGAATGTTTTCAGCGTAAAGACATATGATGATGTCAAGCAGTTTCTCTTTCAGATTCTTGGTTCTGATCAGAAAGAGTTTATCCGTGAATTCACATGGATGGTATTCAGAAAGGCTGCAGCAGAAGATAAATTTTGTGGGCTTTATGCTAAGCTATTATCTGAAATTAAACGTGAATATCCGGTTATCCTTGAAGAAATGAAAAAGCTTCATATGACATATTTAGATATCTGGAAGATAACAGACTCTCCTGATTCCCTGGTAGATAAGAGGTATCGTTTTGGATATTCACAGTTTCTAGCAGAATTAACTGCACTAGGGGTAATTGAAATAGAAACAATGATGATAACATTGGAAACACTAAAGGCGTCTATTATGGAATGCATTACTAAAAAAGAGCAAATGGAAACAATTGATGAATATATGAATTGTTTGAAACAGCTCTGTAATTCTAAAACACCGGTAGCCCTAAAAAAGATGATGAATGGGCTTTTAGTTACAGACTTAAATTTCTTAATTCAAACTCCTTCCGAAAAAGTTCCCGGCCTTTCTTCTCGTTCCAGATTTGCCTGTATGGATATAATTGATTTATTAAAAACTAGATAGTGCGTAAATATTTTTTAGTAATGTATAATAGAATGGTTGCAATCTTTACAAGGGTTTCTACTCCTGTTTCTAGAGCAGTTAACACAGTTAGGAAGGTGGGTAGCCGTGGTGTAAAGACTGTTGGAAATGTTTGGAATAATGTTGGCAAGGGTGCCTCTGGTGCAATCGGCAATCTTGGCAAGGGTGCAAATGGCGCAGTTTCTGGATTGGTCACCGGCAAGGGTGGTCGTCGCAGAAGCATGACCAAGAAGATGAAGAAGATGATGAAGAAGACTCGCAAGAATCGTAAGGACCGTAAGTAAAAAATCTTTATAAATAATACAATAATACACGATTATAACTGTATTCTACAGATATAATGATGTAATTATAAACTTAATAAAATCCAGCCACGCACAAAAATTGAACCACGGCCAACCCTGAAATTTGGTATACCGCGTTTGAATGGATAACCAATTGAAGAAGCATAACAGAATGCCCCGCGCTGAGAAGGATGCCAAGAATTCCAAGGGTTCTAGACATATGCAAAAGAAGCGTGGTTCTGGTGCAAATGATGATGATGACGAGGTTGATAGCAAGGGAAATATCCGTGGCCTCATCGCCTATTCTGATGAGACTGAGGAGGAAACACCCCGGTCTTCCAAGAAGTCTGGCTTTCGTCCCGCACCTCGTAAGGCTGCAATTGAGGCAAAGGGAAAGATTGCAAGGGAGCAGGCTAAAGCGTCAGCAGCGTCAGCAGCGTCAGCAGCGTCAGCAGTTGATTCTACTCGTGGAAAGAGGCGTGGCTTCTTGAAGAAGAAGTATGAATCCGAGGAGGAGACATCTATCAGTGAGGACGATGAGGATGCTGCCGAGGATGATGAGGATGAGGACGATGATGAGGACGAGGACGAGGATGAGGACGATGATGCTGAGGCTGATGATGAAGAGGACGAAGAGGACTGGGATGAGGATGACGAGGGATCTCCTCGCAAGATGATTCTCAACTTTGGTTTTGGCGGGGGAGAGGAGCCTGATACTCGTATGGTTCCTAAGCGCTATAAGATTAAGAAGGAGTCTGAGGATGTTCAGAAGTTCTTCAAGCTTATGACGGAGCCAGTTGAGACTGAGACTATTGATGACCACATTGATCAGTTCAAGGCTCTCAAGGAGGATGAGAAGAAGCGTATGCTCACTGCACTTGAGAATCGCCCAAAGTCAAAGGAGCAACCTGTAATGTTCAAGATTCTTAACATGCAGACTACTCCTGAGATTCAATCACAACTTCTGGCAAAATACAATAATTTGCAGGTTCTAGATCCAGCTTCAGGCGAATACTACAAGATGCGTAACTGGCTTGAGAAGGCTACTGCACTTCCTCTTGGTATTAGGAAGCAGATGCCAGTCAAGGTAGATGATGGCCCTGAGGTCTGCTCTGCTTTCATGACGAGGGCGCGCAGGTGCCTAGATGAGGCCATTTTCGGGCAGCAGGAGGCAAAGCTCCAGATTCTCCAGTTCATCGCTGGTAAGATTACAAATCCCCAGGCAAATGGCATGTCTCTCTTGCTCATTGGGCCTCCAGGTATTGGTAAGACTTCTCTGATTAAGCAGGGAATTGCCAAGGCACTTGACTGGCCCTTCCAGTTTATCTCTCTGGGTGGTGACAGTGATGCCAGCACCTTCAATGGCCACCAGATGGTGTATGAGGGCTCACACTGCGGAAAGATCGTAAATTCCCTAGTTGCTGCAAAGTCCATGTCCATGGTTCTGATGTTTGATGAGCTCGACAAGGTGAGCAATACGGCAAAGGGTGAGGAGATTCAGAACTTACTAGTTCACTTGACCGATTCTGCCCAGAATTCCGAGTTTGAGGACAAGTATCTCAGTGGTATTCCTCTGGATCTCAGTCAATCAATGTTTGTCTTTAGTGCAAATAATATTGAGAAGATTGACAAGGTTCTCTTGGACCGTTTCACTGTGATTCACTTGGAGGGCTATGGTCCTAAGGAGAAGGTTGAGATTGCTGAGAAGTTCTTGCTTCCTGGTGCCCTCAAGCAGGTGAATCTGGCTGAGCGCGTGGGTGTCCCGAAGGAGATTGTGTCACATGTGCTTGAGACTTATGCGAAGGAGGAGAAGGGTGTGCGTGAGCTCAAGCGATGCATGGAGCAGATTGCCCAGAAGCTTAATATGCTGCGTCTCTTCAACTCTCCCGACTTGCCATTCTACATCAAGGATTTCTCGCTTCCGTTTATCTTGAAGAAGGAGCACGTTGATAAGTTTCTCAAGGAGAGAAAGACTAGTGAGGACGTGAGTCACTTGAAGATGTATACCTAGAGTAGATGAGTAATTCAAAAAATGACTATGTTCCATTAATTCGTAGAAATGCAAATGGTAAAGAAATAGAAAAACCGATTGTTTCTGAAGAATTTTACCATAGATATTTTTTTAACAGACCAGTTGGACCAGGGTTAGATCCTTTACCTAGGATTTCTAAGGTTACTAAGCTTACCAAGGTTCCTAAGGTTCCTAAAGCTAAATCTTCTGCAGGCCTTAATACTGTAGAAATGCCTCATACAACGATTTCAAGTATTCAAGTGTATCCTGCATTTCCTACTCCTTTACAGCCGTCTAAAATTAATCTAAGTAACCCTGTTACACCGTATACGAATTTACAACTATCAAACACACCAATTGCTCTAACTCCATATCAAGCTGGTAAAAAAGGTGGTAGAAAAACTAGAAAGAATAAAAATAAGAAAAATAAGAAATCTAGAAAACATTTACGGAAGTAGAGTAAATGGCTTATGATTTTTTAATGAATACAGCAGCTGCCCTCTTTTTCATTTGCTATATTCCAGAGCTCTATGCCAATTGGAAAAACAAAAATGCAAACTTTTACAATATGCCTGAGAAAGTCTTACTTTTATTGGCAAGTTCTTTTGCCCTCGCATATGCAATTTTGAATAGTGACCTTTCACTAATATCAAATTATGGGCCTATTTTAGCACTGGATATAATCGCATTTTTAATGAGATTATATTACGTGTACGAAACAAAAAATAAACTTATTTTGCCCCCTTCTTCTGATTCAAGTCCAGATGAGAGCCCAAGTCCAAGTCCCGATCTTGAGTCTCAGGTGAGTTTAGAGGGGCCCACATAGTATTTTGCTTTTCCCTTTCTTTCATCATTTCTTCCATCTTGCTCTTTAACTGCTTAGAAGATTCCGTATCAATTAAACGCTCTTTCGTTGTCCCGGGACCCCAGCGTGCACTAGGATTGCAGCGCATATCTACTTGGATTAGGAAAAAATACTAAGAGCATTACTTACTAATAGCACTTATTGTTTGCGATAGAATAGAATATAGCTGTGTCGTCCCAGAAGTGCCGCCGACCCATCCTTAATCAGCTGAACGGACTCGTCATCATATATGAGCCATTTTCCTGTAATAGGACTCTTGATTTGAGCAACATAGTGGCCCATATTTGCGCTTCCATGATGATCAACTGTTGATTGCAGAGTGTAGTTGGCCACCTTGCTTGTCTCTGGACTCGCCGCTGCAAACCACTTTGTAAATTTTTGATGGGGCTCTGCAGTAAAGTCGGCCTGGCTCTTAGATCCATTTGGATTAAATCGCTTCAAGATAACAATGAGATTCTGAGGCAGACGCCAAATTCGTCTTTGCACAGACCCAGGATGTCTCTTGGCCTTTGGCACAGATGAGCCTGCTGCTGGGTCAGGAGAACAAGTATCACATTGATACTCATCGAGTTCTTCTGCTGAAAATTCATAATCTACACACTGCTCTAGTGTTGATGCTTTCGTATTTGGAAATCCGACTTTTAGAACATTAAATGGCTCATACCGACAGCTGACCCCCGAACACCCCTTGCATGTTACAGAGACTTCCATGAGTCCATAGAAGTAATCAACAATTGGTGAATACTCTGGCGCAACCTTCTCTTTCCAGGCCATTAGGGCATTATAGTTTGGTGAACTCTTATCAGCTATAACATTTATATTTAGAGGTTTCTTCATTCCCTCATGAAGTTGCTCGAGAATAAAGATAAGAGCCTCGCTGCTGTCATGCTGCTGGGGGGCAATCATATGTTCATATGTAGGGCATATCTGTAGAGCTTCCTTGAAATAATGAATAAATCCTGCGGGTTTAATACATGCTGGACCCGAAGTAGACCAGAGAGAAGTTATTAAATCCTTATATGCTCTGCAAAGAACTGCATCTTTAGCATCGCCTTTATGAATCCATTGGTCTGAATGCTTATGAAAGAATACGGATAAATCGGGCACATGACGTAGAGCTTGAAGTGTTGAATTCAGATAACATGTATTTCCCACATTTGCAAGGCCAACTTGACCCTTTTTGGGATCATCTGAAGTTAGCATAATTGATACTACTAAGTTAAAAAAATGAACATTCAATTTTTTAACATGGTATTCACTATATTTTTTTACACTAGTTTAATTTGACTCAAGTCCTCTGGCAATCCCAGAAGATCAATCTCATACTTTCGCTTCATTTCGTCCATCAAGCGAATCTCATCACCATACATCAAGTTAATTGAAGTTCCCTTTCTGCCATAGCGACCTGATCGCCCAATACGGTGAATATAATTATCCTTAGAATCATCTGGTGGCAACTCGTAATTAATCACAAGGCTTACTTGTTGCACATCAATACCACGAGCTAGTAGATCAGTGCTAATTAAAACGCGCGTCTCACCCTTTCTAAATGCAGCCATTCGCCCCATGCGCTCCTTGACGTCCATTTCTCCATGGATGAAACTAATTGGATAGCCAGACTGAATCATCTTGTCGGCAAGCCACTCTACTCTCTTACGAGTATTACAGTAAATGAGTGCCTGAGTAATATCCAAATTCTTATACAAATCAAGAAGAACCTCAAACTTCCAGTCTTCACGATCTAGACCAATTGCGTATTGCTGAATTCCCTTCAGAGTAACCTCCTCAGGTGGGATAAGAATACGAACAGGATTATTTAGAAGTTTATCTACAAATTCTACTACTTCTGCATTCATTGTAGCACTGAAGAATGCGCAGCGGGCAGTAGCAGGGAAACCGAGATCAAGAATGCACTGCAGCTGTTGCTTGAAACGATCCTCCAACATCTGATCAGCTTCATCTACAATAATTACCTTGATATGCTCAGTGCTAAATGCACGTCGGCTCATAAGATCATAAATACGCCCCGGCGTTCCAACTAGGAACTGCACACCCTTCTCAATCGAGCGAATATCCTCTCTAACGGGAGTCTTACCCATTGCAGCATATGTCTTAACCCCCATATAATTACCAAGTGATGAAGCAACATGTTCAATCTGCTGTGCAAGCTCCCTTGTTGGAACAAGGCATAGAACCTGAATTGCCCTCTTAGTAGGATCTACATGATACAGACTACCAATACAGAATGTGCCTGTCTTTCCAGTTCCGGATTGTGCTTGTGCAAGTAAATCCTTCCCATCTACAATTGGTTTAATTCCCTTACCTTGAATCTTTGAGGGCTTTGTAAAACCATACCCATAAATACCTCTCAAAAGATCGGCACTTAGTTCCATATCCTCAAATGTGGAATATTCTATAACATCATCTTCAACTATTTCACTGGCCATGCCTATAATTTTATATTACCGCTTTCAAGTTTAGGCCCAAGTTTATTGGGTAAAGCAAACGCAAGCCGGTATAAAAAATGAATTCCAAACTAAAGCAGAAACAAGTATGGCTGATGAAGATGGTGATTATGAAGAGCAGTTTGATGACGAGTTGGATATTGTAGATGATGGTGCACTCTTAGAAGATACTCAGAAGAAGGATTTGGGTAATGAGCTTATGCGGTTTCACCCAGAGGCTCGCATAGACACAATTGAGTCAGTATCACTCGATATTCAGTTGACAAATGTTCCACCATCTTTTGCAAATGCAGATGGAATGGCTGACCCTAAGCATCGCAGTGTTCCATTCTTGACGCAGTTTGAGAAGACTAAAATCCTGGGATTTAGAACCAATCAGCTGAGCCAGGGTGCTCGTGCATTTATTGCTGTGCCGGCACACGTAACTGAACTTAGGGAGATTGCAAAAATGGAATTGGAAGCTCGGCGTCTACCTTTCATTATAAAGAGACCAATGCCCGATGGGTCATTTGAGAAATGGCGTCTCTCCGATCTTCTAATTTTGTAAAGAAACATCTAAACAATATTTTTAATCAACTTATAGAATGGATAGTAAGATCAATCCTAGAAGTTTTATAAATCAGTTACCTCTTACTCAACTGGTTGTATTACCTGTCCCAGATGGTTCTCCATATTATGACATGAAACAAATAAGAGAAGCATACATGGTGCCATCTCCTAATTTATCAGTAAATGTCACTGTTGCAGTATTGTCATTTGGTGGTAGTATATATGGTAATATAGATGCAGATGGAGTTGTAACAAATGGTGATGTTCAAGCTTATTGGACCAGTATAGGAATACCTTCTTCTAACCATCCTAAGGTAATTGCTAAATTCTTTGGAATTGCATCTAAAACCAATCTTAATAATGGAGCTACTGTTGAAAATACACTAGATATTGAAGCAATTGGTGGTATATGTCCATCTCCAAACCTTACTATTATTTTGTATGTATATCAGGGTGTATATGATGGATATCGACAGTTCTATTCAACCGATCTATATAACCCTATTATTATAAATTCAGTATCTTACAGTCCAACGATAGTTAATATTTCATGGGGTGTCTATGAAGAGGATTTATGGTTTAATAAATATTCTGCAGATAGTTATGATTTTGATCCAATCGAGGCGTTAATGAAAACTGCCTCAGAAAGAGGCATTAACACATGTGTTGCAAGTGGAGATACAGGTTCGTCATTATTTCAAGTGGATTATCCTGCCTCTTCTAAATACGTAACTGCGGTTGGAGGTACTTCAATGGCATATGCCTCCTATAAACCTTTAAGAGAAATAGCATGGACTGGAGGGGGTGGTGGTATAAGTCGTATATTTTCTAAACCATCTTATCAAGCTTCATTGCCATTTCCTGGAAGATCTGTACCAGATATAGCAGCACTTGCAGATCCTAATACAGGTGCCGTTATTATATGCAATGGTATACTACAACTAATAGGAGGTACCAGTCTTGCCAGTCCAATTCTAGCAGGTATTCTTGCCTGTATTAATCCTAATAAATTCATAAATCCGTATTTATATTGTCTTAACAAAAGTTCTTTTAATGATATTCAACATGGGACAAATGGGTATTTTATAGCTACACCTGGATATGATAACTGTGTTGGCCTAGGTTCATTAAATTGTATAGATTTTGTACCTTATTTAAATTATTTACTATCATCAATCCTTATTTCTTCTATTACTTTATCTCCTGGAACACTTTCATTGGATATTCTGACAGCTTATCAATTAAATCCCACTATAACACCTGCTAATGCAGAAAATACAACTCTTAGTTGGTCATCATCAAATCCAGCAATTGCATCTGTTTCTTCAACAGGACTTGTATTTGCCGCCTCTGCTGGAACTACTATAATTACTGCTAGCTCAACGGATCCTTCTTTTACTTCATCTAGTGTTAATGTAACTGTTAATCTTAGTATTATTAAGGGAGACACTGGTTTTACAGGTTCAACAGGATTTACAGGTTCAACAGGATTTACAGGATTTACAGGATTTACGGGATTTACAGGATTTACAGGATTTACAGGTGCAACTGGGACAGTATATACATCAAGAGGTATATGGGCATATAATATTCTTTATAATTTGAATGATTTAGTAATAGACCCCTTAGATAATAATACATATTTATGCTATGTTAGTAATGCAACTCCAACTATAGGTGAACCAAGTCGTTTACCAAGTTATTTTGTAAAATTTGCAAATGGTGGACCAACTGGATATAATGGAACCGTAATTAATCCATTAAGGTTTACCACAAATACTACATATTTTGTAAATGATACAGTTGTTGATCCTATTAATGGAAATACATATATATGTATTCAAGCTGTTTCTAGTAATAATGGTAACCCTTCTACACTTCCTTCCTTCTGGACCCTTCTTATTTCTAGGGGAAATACAGGATTTACTGGACCAAGTGGGCCTATAGGATTCACAGGATTTACAGGATTTACAGGATTTTCTGGCATAACCGGTGCAACGGGGATAACCGGTGCAACTGGCACAGTATATACATCAAGAGGTGTATGGAATGCTGCAATTGTATATAAGTTGAACGATTTAGTTGTTGATCCGATTGATAATAATACATATTTATGTTATGTTATTAATCATCGTGCAAACGATCCTCGTCCAGGTATTTTACCAGATTATTTTGTAAAATTTGTTAATTGCGGATTTACAGGATTTACAGGATTTACAGGGACAACAGGTGCAACTGGCACAGTATATACATCAAGAGGTATATGGGATACTACAATTGCATATACGTTGAACGATTTAGTTATTGACCCCATTGATAATAATACATATCTATGTAAAGTTAATAATCATCTTGTAAATTTACCTCCTCCAAGTAGCCTATCATCTTATTTTATAAAATTCGTGAATGGTGGTATAACTGGTTTTACTGGAAGAGATGGTTCTTCAAACGCAACTGGTGCAACTGGAGCAATTGGTGCGACTGGGCCAAGTATACTACCATTTCCATATTTTAATTTAGGACCAACTGGTGCAGAGAATTCTGAGCCGCGTGTTATTTATAAGAGAGATCTTTTAGAAAGAACTGGATTAGTTTCAATATATAGTAAAATAAAGATTCAAGAAATGTTAGAAGTTCTAGTAAACTATCACGTTGAAACTATTATAAATAAAATTATACAAATTATTATTAATAACACTGGTCAAACTAAACACTTACATTTATTACAACTTGTTACAGATGAAATTAGAGATAAAATTTTATATAAATTACCAAATGTAACACTTGATACTGTGAAGCTTCAGGCAATTCCTTTTATATTATCCTTAGTTCAGGCAAAGTTTATTGACTCGAAGGTTACAGTAGATGCTCAAAAAAGTTATATTCTTATTGACTGGTCATAGGCTTCACTGGGTTTTTCTAATAGTAATCTGAGGCCCCTTTAGCCTTTGTCCTGCAGAAGGATCATATTTATTGGATTCAGCAGCTTCTGCCTCAATATAATGTGCTGCACTGTGACTCCAGAATTCAGGTGCACCAATACGGAAATCTCCGTGCAGTTCGGCCTTATACCAGAAGATAATATCTTCTAATTTATTACTCTGTGTGTTGTTGCTTACAACTAGACACTCGTAATTTGTTGTGCACTGGTCCATTACTTGGCAGAAGAATTCAAAAGAGGGAAAGGCAGATCCATAGTTTTCATAGATACGCTTTCGATTATTCAAATATGGTTCGCGTAGGATAAACACGTAGTCGACATTCGTGCGTAGAACTGGTGGAACACCGAGAGGATATTGCATAGTAATTAAGAAGAATACCTTAACCCAACGACCGTTTAAGAAAAGATAGCGAATATTCAAATCGCGCGTCCATGTATCATCATAGAGACAGTCATCTAGAATTAAGAATGATCTAGGGTCTATCCGGGACTGCCCTCCTCCATTTTGTTCCGTCATGATTTTTTTCATAATGAGTTTCTGACGATTTACATAGTTCTGAACAATGAGTGGCGAATAAGCACCATGAATGAAAAGTGGGGGGACCATTTTCTTGTAAAAATCATTTGATTCTTCTGTTCCACTGATTACTGTGCCTAGGGGTATAGTCTTGTGATGAAAAAGAACGTCACGCACAAGAGTAGATTTACCTGTTCTACGCCTTCCAATGAAAATACACACGGCATCCTCTGGAATTTGCTGCATACTAAACTTCTTCAACTGTAAATTCATTGCAGCAGAAGCAGCCATTAGAACTAATGTGAAATTATATTAAGAAAAAATATTCATAGCGCGCCATCTTTAGTAATGTGGTATCTTTACTAAAGTAATGTCTTCTCCTTATCCTTCACTAAGAACAGTTGAACTTCCTTATCCAGTAACTTGGGATATAAAACCACCAATGGGCCTTCAAACCGCACTTGAATCTCATTTTAAACCATTGCAAACAACACATCCCGGCATGATTCGGTTTGGTAAATCCAGTAAATTTAGCCCATTTCAGCGGTTTGATCATAAATGGCACCTTGAGGAAATCACCGACGGTGTTCCTCAACGGTCGGGACCTTTTTCAGGAAAAGCCCGTGCATATAAGGACTCAGTTGGAACAGATGAGATTGTAGATATTTCTGGATTTTGTAAGATTACCCATCTTCTTGATGCTTACAAGATGATACAGGGAAATTATCCGTTATCACAGCACCCTGGATTACCTGCTCCAAGTAAACGATCTGCGAAAGTTTATAGTAAAATTCACGATCCTCATAATCAAGCTTACGTAGACGGTGTTGCATGTTACATGCTTAGTAAATTTAGAGAGGCAGATCATTCTCCACATTTCTCCTTATTTTATGGAGCCTACCTCGCAATCGCTAAGAAATACTATTACAATATCACAGAGGATTTCTCAGATATTAGATTTGATTCATGGTTTTGGAAGAAACAGAAGGAAGGTGTCTTTAGTTTAGTTGCATTAAATGGCGATATTCCATTGGCATCAGATGACCCATTAATTGAGGCGCCTGACGATTTATATTCAGATGACGAATCTTCTATAAGCACTAAATCAAGTAGTTTTTCAGAATTTGAGGTTGGTGATAGATTTTCTGAAGTTAGTGGAGGGAGTCTCCATTCTGCTTCTATTTCTACATCCTCTGAAGATTCATCTGATTCGTATGAGTCAGATGGTCCTGGAAAAGAATATAGGTTTTTTGCTCTACTTTCTGAATTTCCTACAATGCTTATGTTTTTAGAATCTAACACCGCCACCATGGATTCATTATTAGATTCTGATTGTCCTCACATGGATGCTAAGCCTGGCACCCAGGCCTGGGAGGACCGTTGGACTGCATGGCTCTTCCAAGTCATTGTGGCCCTTTGTCAGATTCAGAGCTTATGGGCTATGACTCATAATGATCTGCATAGTAATAATATTCTGTGGGTTCCAACGGACAAGGAATTTTTGTATTACACTACTAATGATGGACGCAAGTGGAAGGTGCCGACATATGGAAAACTCTTTCGTATTATAGATTTCGGTCGTGCAATATTTACGCATAATGGCACTCTATGTATCAGCGATGACTATTGGCCTGAGAATGAGGCTGGAACTCAGTATAACTTTGGACCCTTCTATTCTCCCAAGGAACCAAGAGCTTATCCAAATCCATCCTTTGATTTATGTAGATTATCTGTAAGTATTATTGAGGCGCTTTTCCTGGAGAATCCCCCTGCGGATAAGGAAGGTGGGGCTATAATGAGCTCAGAAGATGGAAGAGTTCAGAAAGAAACTGTCTCTGAACTTTTCAATGTTATGTGGTCCTGGTTAATAGATGATGATGGTCGTAATGTCCTATGGGATACAGACCAATCTGAGCGGTATCCCGGATTTGATTTGTATTGTGTTATTGCACAGAAGGTAAAGGGAGCAGTGCCTAGGGAACAACTGGATAGGTCTATATTTAGCCAGTTCGTCTGCGAGTCTTCCGTTGTCCCCGAAGGTGAGAAAGTTTACTCACTTTTCTGTTAACCCTTGTTTTTCTTTGCTTATCTTGTCCTTTGGGAATCCACGAACAATAAGAGCTACCTTTTTGAATCCAGAGCTCGGGGTGGCATTTAGGGCAATCTGCAACATCTGGGGAGCAACATTCCATATCTTAATTTATATATATAAATTAAGATATGTCGGCAGCTGCAGGTTCATCTGGGCAATCAATGGACAAAATAAAAGCAAGGCGCGAAGCAAATCTTGCAAGAGGTAAAACTCAATTTGAACAATTAAGACTTGCAATTAAGGATGCACCAATATTTTTATGCTCTACCCATGGTTTATACGATAGAACTATAGAACCAGTAAAATGGACCGTTCCTCCGAATACATTTATTTTTGAAGCGCAAACAATTGGTGATTTAACATTAACTTCACTTGATATACCTTTATGGGAATTATTACAGGGTGGTAGAAGATGGGGGTTTATGAAATATCTGATGCGTGATTATGCATCGATTGAACGTAAGGGTATTCAGATAGATGAAGTATATAAACAAACCTTTGCAAGCTTAGTTCTTTATAAACCTGGAGATGAAATATATGAACGTGTTCTTAATATAGGAGGAGGGCGTTCTAGTAAAACGACTGGTGCAAGAGAACAATATGCTGGAATGGGGTTCTTTAGATTTAATGCAGGCGATCCAGCGTATACTTATAGAGGATATGGTAGAAGGGAATATGGTTCTCCAAATCCTTATGAAATTTTGCACAAATTACAGGAACAAATGGTAGGCGACGACTATTTAGAATTAACAGATAACTCGTTTGTTCATTATGTCAATCTTCTAAATCAGGCACCTACATGGAGAAACGGCACTCCTATACAAGATGTTGATTTCAGGTTAGCTTGGAAGCACTCAGATGAACCTGGTCAACCTGGTAAACCTAAAATTTTTATTTTTTCTTCATGTGCAGCAGTAAATGACGATAGTAGTCCTGAAGGTATAAGGCGCTGGGAAATGATTGCTAGAATTCAACAACAAAGAATGCTTGAAGCTAAATCTGATTTAAATATTTATTCTCTTTTAGGAGGGTCTTATGGATCTGCGGTAGAAAATGCAAATGTAAAACCAGGAAAATTAGAGCCTGGTGGTGGAACTACTATGGTTTTAAGACCTAGACCATATGAACCTGCTATCTTTGCCCCTGGGCCTAGAGCAGGTGCCATTGAATTTTTTTCAGAGCCAGATTCAGATTTAAAAGAGGAAAAATTATATACTGAAGGCGAAAAGGGTGGGTATAGACCTCATAGAGTTACAAGAAAATATAAAGCTAAAACTAAAACTAAAGCTAAAGCTAAAGCTACTAGAAGGACTCGCTAGGTTGTCCTTCGGCTGCGGCGATTCCTAGGACATCCATAGCCTTCTTGTGAACAACTAGGGCTCGAATCTTTCTTGTAGGTGCATATTTCTTCCTGGCAGCCCATCTATGATGACCGTCTATGACATAATGATTTTTTGAAATGACAATAGGAGAATCCTTATATTTTCCTGTTGCCATTGCCTCGCCAATTTTTTTCACTACTGAATTCTTAATTTCTTCTTGGCTAGGAATTAATGAATCTGGTCTCACCATTTCCATGTGCGACTTTATTCCGTATTTTCGTTTAATAGATCTAGCAAAGCGTTGTGTATTATATATTTGTGGCATAAGGCGCCTAGGTATTTCCTTGTGACCTGTGCAAAATCCTCGTTCTGCATCACATAAGTCTACTTTAGGATCGGGCTTAGAGCGTCGGGATGACTTATGCTTAGTGACCTTTTCAATCCATTTTTTATATATAGGACTTCTTAACCATTTTCTTGTTTTGTTGGAACTCATCTAACTAAGAATAAGAAGAATAGAAATTTCCAAAGGCTTTCCAAACAGATCCTGTATATAATAATTTTACAACTTCTATATCATTTATTGTTGTGTTACCTTGATTTGTTAAGCAATCTGGATTGGTTGGATTTGGATTAATACCTCCGCTCCATAAAATAGTATAGGTTGAGCCAGAATTAATTTGAATTTGATATACATATGCTTGAGAATATATACTTTGATTTATAATAAATGTTAATGTATAATATTGATTTGCAGTTAAAGGTATATTGTTAATATTGATAACTAATTTTTTAGAACTTCCTGATGTAACTTGAATATAATAATTATTAGCAGTTGTATATATAAATGATCCTAAATTTACATCACTATTTACTGCTAATATTGGTATAACTAATGTATTTACTCCGCTTCCATTGCTACCAGTTGCTCCTGTTCCAGAATATGATCCAGGTGCACCAGTGTATCCAGTGTAACCAGTTGTGCCTGATGGACCAGTTGTTCCAGAGTGACCAGTATAGCCAGTATAGCCAGTAGGGCCAGATAAGCCACTATAGCCAGTTGTTCCTGAGGAACCAGTTGCTCCTGTTCCAAAATTGTATCCAGGGGCTCCAGTATATCCAGTTACTCCAGAATAACCAGATGAACCAGTATATCCAGTTATTCCAGATGAACCAGTATATCCTGTTATTCCAGATGAACCAGTTGTGCCAAAGGCACCAGTTGTTCCAGATGCACCGGTTATTCCAGATGAACCAGTATAACCAGTTGTGCCAGAGGCGCCAGTTTTTCCAGAATATCCAGTTGTGCCAGAGGAACCAGTATATCCAGTTGTGCCAGAGGAACCAGTATATCCAGTTGTGCCAGAATGACCCGTTTCACCAGATATACCGGTTGCACCTGTTCCAGAATTGTATCCAGGGGCTCCAGTATATCCTGTTGGGCCATAGGCACCAGTTGTTCCAGAGGCACCAGTTATTCCAGGTGAACCAGTATATCCAGTTATGCCAGAGGAACCAGTTGTGCCATAGGAACCAGTTGTTCCAGAGGCACCAGTTATTCCAGGTGAACCAGTATATCCAGTTGTGCCAGAGGCACCAGTTTTTCCAGTATATCCAGTTGCCCCAGAGGCACCAGTATATCCAGTTGTGCCAGAGGAACCAGTATATCCAGTTGTGCCAGAACGACCCGTTTCACCAGATATACCGGTTGCACCTGTTCCAGAATTGTATCCAGGGGCTCCAGTATATCCTGTTGGGCCAAAGGCACCAGTTGTGCCAGAGTGACCAGTTGTTCCTGAAGAACCAGTTATACCAGAGAAACCAGTTGCACCAGTATAACCAGTTTTTCCAGAAGTTCCTGTATAACCACTTGGACCTGAAGGACCAGATGCACCCGTTAGACCACTTGGACCGCTTGGACCAGTTACACCAGTTGCACCTGTTCCAGAATTAGACCCAGGAGTTCCAGTGTAGCCAGTTACACCGGAAGTACCAGTAGCACCTGTTCCAGAATTAGACCCAGGAGTTCCAGTGTAGCCAGTTATTCCAGGAGTTCCAGTGTAGCCAGTAAAGCCAGTTGTGCCAGAGGGACCAGTAAAGCCAGTAAAACCAGTAAAGCCAGTTCTGCCAGAGCCACCAGTAAAGCCAGTTGTGCCCGAGGGACCAGTAAAGCCAGTAAAGCCAGTAAATCCAGTTGTGCCAGAGGAGCCAGTAAAGCCAGTAAAGCCAGTAAAGCCAGTAAAGCCAGTAAAGCCAGTAAAGCCAGTAAAGCCAGTAAAGCCAGTGTATCCAGAAATACCAGAAGAACCAGTTGCACCTGTTCCAGAATTAAATCCAGGTGCGCCAGTATAACCTGTTATACCAGAAGAACCAGTTGCACCGGTTCCAGAGTTAGATCCAGCTGCACCTGTATACCCTGTATAACCAGTTGTGCCAGAGGCACCAGTAAAGCCAGTAAAGCCAGTAAAGCCAGTAAAGCCAGTAAAGCCAGTTGTGCCAGATGGACCAGTAAATCCAGTAAAGCCAGTAAAGCCAGTAAAGCCAGTAAAGCCAGTAAAGCCAGTAAAGCCAGTAAATCCAGTAAAGCCAGTAAAGCCACTAAAGCCAGTAAAGCCAGTAAAGCCAGTAAATCCAGTAAAGCCAGTAAAGCCAGTAAAGCCAGTAAAGCCAGTAAATCCAGTGTATCCAGTGTATCCAGTGTATCCAGTGTATCCAGAAATACCAGAAGAACCAGTTGCACCTGTTCCAGAATTAGATCCAGCTGCGCCAGTATAACCTGTTATACCAGAAAATCCAGTTGCACCTGTTCCAGAGTTAGATCCAGCTGCACCTGTATACCCTGTATAACCTGTTGTTCCAGAGGGACCAGTAAAGCCAGTAAAGCCAGTAAAGCCAGTAAAGCCAGTAAAGCCAGTTGTGCCAGATGGACCAGTAAAGCCAGTAAATCCAGTAAAGCCAGTAAAGCCAGTTGTGCCAGAGGGACCAGTAAAGCCAGTATAACCAGTTGTGCCAGAGTAACCGGTAAAGCCAGTATAACCAGTTATTCCAGAGTAACCGGTAAAGCCAGTGTAACCAGTTGTGCCTGAGGCACCAGTTCCAGAATTTGATCCAGGCATTCCAGTAAATCCAGTAAATCCGGTATACCCAGTTACACCATCAATTCCATTTGATCCATCTATTCCTTGATTACCCTGATTACCTTGTGCACCCTGAGCCCCTTGATTACCCTGATCACCATCTTTCCCATTTATTCCAGCAGCTCCTTGATTACCCTGTGCACCCTGAGCCCCTTGATTACCCTCAGTGCCTTGTGCACCCTTAGCCCCTTGATTACCCTGAGCCCCTTGATCACCCTGAGTGCCTTGATTACCCTGAGCCCCTTGATTACCCTGAGCCCCTTGATTACCCTGAGCCCCTTGATTACCCTGAGCCCCTTGATTACCCTGAGCCCCTTGATTACCCTGAGCCCCTTGATTACCC